GTAGACAGGTTCTCGCAGATGACTTTCCCGGTCTTTTTCGAGGATGTCATGTAGGTCTGGCCAAGGGTCTTCAGTGAGTTGTTGAGGTGATGGAGATAATCCCTATATGATGAGTAGCGGTCGAGGGGGGAAAGGAGCCAGTCCTTTCCTTTGTATTTCTCGATGATTGCGATTGCTTCCGGTTCCAGCTTTATCGAGTAGAGTTTCCCGGTCTTGTTACGGCGGTACTCAAGCCTTCCGTTGACGATGTCATCCTTTTTCGCGGAGAATAAGTCCGAGGCATTGATTCCGATGAGATAGAACATCAGTAGAAACATGTCGCGGTATTCGCGCTGGAAGTCAGTAACGTCGCAGTCCCTGATTGCCCGAAGCTGCTCTATTGTCAAAGCCCTCTTTCTTGTCTCTTCCGTCTTGATGTGAAACTTGCGGAAAGGATAGAATGATGTCAGTCCTTCATCAATGGCAAAGTTGCAGATCGCCCGGACGTTTCTCAAATGGATAGCACGGGAGTTTATTTTATTCCCCTCCAAACTTTCGGAAAAACCGAATAACCACTCTCGCGTCATATCTTCGATGTTGAGGTGGCCGCCGGAGAAAGATCTGACCTTGCTGACGGTCAACTCATAGATGTCCCGTGTGCTTTTTGCCGACTTTGTCTTGATGCACTTTTCCGCGATGGAGAAGAAATCCATCTTGTCATCCGCCGGTGCCTTGTCTTCGTCCGGAGAAGAAAGGATGCTTGAAAGCTGCGATCGAGACAATCTTCGGAATCGCCCGTCCTCTTTCAGGTCGATGAGTCGCAATGTAACCCGTGATAATACAGCCGAGAGGGCCGAATTGATCCGGCGTGCATCCTTCCCCGTGTAGAGTTTCGATACATCGTCCCAGGAATTCGGGTCGACGGATATGCCGGTAGATATAAGGATGTTGGTTCCGTTGCCGACAACCACCTTGACGGGGAATGTACCGTCCTTCAGTGCGCGTCTTTTGTCGAGTTTAAGAAAACAGTTAACCATAATTTGCGTAGAATTTGCATCGGCTTGCGCCAAAATGCGCCAAAATGCGCCATAATTTACCAAAAAATTGCGACCCTACAATCGTTGAAAAGCAAAAAATAAAGGTCATGAACAATCCGTAAATAATTGAAATTCATGACCTTTAATGTTTGTGAGGACTAGCAGACTTGAACTGCTGACCTCCTGCCTGTCAAGCATTGAAAGGCCTATGTAAATAATTGAAAATCCTTTCGTTATAAAATCATTATTCTATTTGCGTAGAATTTGCAGAGATTACTCCGTCTTGTCATGATTGGCAAGATGATCCATTATTTCGCTGATCGCTCTGAATAGAGCAGACATAGCAAATAAGAATATAGTCGCCCCGATAGCTTCCAGTAACTCGGTGAACTTTGCCGAATCGCAAGTCCATGCTATAAAAATAGCGACACTTCCTACTATACTAATCCAGGCAAATACCTTGAATGCTGTACTCCAGTGCGAGGTGTGTTCTGTTCCCTCTTTAAGAATCAAATTGCTCATATCTTCATCTTTTCTATTATTGTTAATAATCGGTCTATTTGCTCATCTTTTTTTTGGAAAAGTGTGATTATCCCATCTGGCAGATTCGTTACTTTGCTATTCGTGTTCTGCGACATATCTCCGACTGTTGAGGCCTCCCCGTAAAACCAGCTTATTGGACGGTCAAGAGCAATAGATAATCTTTCTAAAAGACCACTTTTAACATCACCGACGACAAAAACAGCATTAAGGTTCTGTGGTGACATCTCCAACCTTCTGGCAATTTCTGCCATTGGCAATCCTGTACTTATTAGGATTGCCTTTAATTTTTCTCCAGTCATAAAAGAAAATCGTTATAAAATATCATAAAACTTTTGGATTTATAAAATAAACACTTTATATTTGCAGGTAGTTAGTCACACACAACGGCGCCGGCCAAGAAAAACCGACCGGGGGATTCCCAGCCAGAGCAAGTTGTGAACGTGCAAGTTACGAATTTGAGCGAAAAAAGACAAAAATGGAGCTGAAGAAATTATCCATCACCGACATTGAGAAGATCGGGGTCAACAAGGCGCAGGACTTTATCCTTCCGGACGCCTTCGCCCTCAATTCCGCGAGGAACCTGGTCTATTACGCCAGGCAGACCCGCGGCTGGAATCTCAAGTCATCGACTGACTATACCAAACACACGATCACGATCACCCGGTTATCATAAGATGCCACAACAAGACACATACACGACGGCGCGTCCGTCCGAAATCTGGAGGAGATACAATGAATACAATGCTCGACAATGCCAATCGGCACGAAGTGAACGGGGACTACAAGTCACTTCCGGAAATGGTGAAACTATCGAAGAGGTTACACTGCAACGAGTGGACAATCTTCGCTTTCTATCCGGGGATGCCGACCGTTGAGGAACTCAAGGAAGCCCTCTCGCATGTGCCGGGGACTTTTGCGATTTACCGGACCATAAACGGAATCGGAGTCAGAAGACTTTCCGCTGAAATTGTTCCGGACATCAATGAGATAAACCCATAACCGCCGTGAGGCGCGGGATTCCATATCTGTTAAGGGGTGGGCCGGTAAATGACCACCGGCCCAAATGAAAGTCAAATCAAAACAATATATCAAATCATGGTAAACGAAAGACCACAAATCAATCCTCAAGGGCTCTATTCGCAGGCGGATGCGGCCCGTCTACTTGGTGTTGACCGCCACACTATTGCACGATGGGAGAAAGATCCACGTTACAGGCTGTCTCCTTCCATTGGAAGGAATGGACGGAAACGGTATAAGGGACTCCGGCTCCTTTCGGCCTGGGCTTACTGCATGTAATTAAATGTTTCACAAAAAATTTTCAAATCATCATGAAACGAAAAAATCTGCTCTATGTCATCTTTGCTTTCCTGCTTGTCGCAGGTATTGTCGTCGCTGTTACTACACCCTACTGGCTGGTCGCGTGGACTGCTGGTATCGGTGTCGGTTTTATCGGGTGCTATGGCATACATTGTCTTATATCGGGCATTACGTTGGACGAAATCATCAAGGAAATCTATGGCGAGGAATAGTTTATCTCCGGAATTGCTGTCCCGGATACGGGACATCCGGCAATCTTTGAACGAGGCCCTCGTCGCTTGCGCGGAGGTCCAGCGCGACTTGCAGGAAATCCCGGGCTATCGGGGTGAGGTTAATTCCGTCTGCCGACTTGTCACGCCGCTTGCCTTGCTTGAGGTAAGGGCAACATCAATATATCAGAGGGCGCGTAAAGTTGAGGAATGATGATACGAGATATAAATGATTACCATTCCTTCCTTGACTCAAAGAAGATAACCGTTCCTGATGCCGGATTTTCAATTTCTGATTCGGACTTGAATAGTGCTTTATTTCCGTTTCAGAGATATTGTGTCAAGAAGGCTCTTCGGAGGGGGAAATATGCTTTGTTTGAGAATACCGGACTGGGCAAGACAATCCAGCAGCTTGAGTGGGCTTTGCAAGTCAATAAATATACCAATAAGCCAGTCTTGATTGTTGCGCCGCTCGCAGTGGTAGGGCAAACAATAGATGAGGGTATTAAGTTTGGATATTCGGTATCTCGTGCCGTTGATCTTGCATCCAGCGATAGTCCTATTCAGATCACGAATTATGACCGGATCGAGGATGTTGATATAACCAGATATTCCGGTATTGTCCTTGATGAATCGTCCATCCTCAAAAATTTTGATGGAGCGACAAAGCAGTTAATCATAGATTCTTTCAAGCAAACCCCGTATAAACTTGCCTGCACTGCAACTCCATCACCGAACGACATCATGGAGCTTTGCAACCATGCAGAGTTTTTGGATGTTATGAGCCGAAACGAAATGCTTGCGATGTACTTTATCCATGACGGCGGAAATACATCATCATGGCGTCTTAAAGGTCACTGCGAGCAGATGTTCTGGGACTTCGTCTCCGAATGGGCCGTAATGATTGAGAAACCGTCCGATATTGGTTTCTCTGATGATGGATATATCCTTCCGCCGCTTAATTTGATTGAGGATCATATAGAGATAAAGAAACGGGATAATGGATTGCTTTTTAATGATGTGGCAGTGAATGCAACCAACTACAATGAAGAGTTGAGATTGACAGTTGACGAGAGGATGGAGAGAGTTGCAGACATTGTTAATTCTAATCCCAGGGAAAGTTATATTATTTGGATCAAACTGGATAGAGAGGGCGATATTCTTCGGAAACTTATCCCAGACGCTGTTGAGGTCAAGGGAAGCGATAACCCGGAATATAAAGAATCAAGACTCCTTGGATTCGGGAGGGGGGAGTTTCGGGTGCTCGTTACAAAGCTGAAAATAGCGCAGTTTGGAATGAATTACCAAAACTGCCATAATCAGATATTTGCATCCCTCGATTTTTCTTTTGAGAGCACTTACCAGGGGATCAGAAGATGCTATCGTTTTGGTCAAAAGGATGAGGTGAATATAATCCTGATATGCACAGATACCATGCAGAATGTCCGCGAGACCATTATCAGAAAACAGGATTCTTTTGAAAAAATGCAGAGATCGATGGCCGAGGCAACAAATAGAAACATTGCAACAAAAAACAGGTTAATTCAAAGAATAGGAACGCAGACTATGCGACTCCCACAATTTATTTAGAGTATGAATATCAAAAACCAATACATCAGTGACCATTGCGCTATATACCAGGGCGATTGTGTCGAGTTAATACAAAACATTCCCGATGAGAGTGTAGGTTTTTCTGTATTCTCTCCTCCTTTCGCGGAACTATACACATACAGCGATGAACTTGCAGATATGGGTAATTCCAAAGATTATAAAGAGTTTTTCGCGGCTTTCGATTTTCTTGTCAAGCACTTATATAGGGTTCTATGGTCCGGGAGAAATATAGCTGTCCACTGTATGGATTTACCAATCCAAAAAGGAAAGGAGGGATATATTGGATTGCGAGATTTTTCCGGAATGATTCTACGGTCATTTGAATCTGCCGGATTCATCTACCATTCCAGAGTTACTATATGGAAGAATCCGGTGACGGAGATGCAGAGAACAAAGGCTCTTGGGTTACTGCACAAACAGGTAAAAAAAGATGCAGCGATGAGCCGCGTTGGTATCCCTGATTATTTGATGGTTTTCAGGAAAGAAGGGGATCATAATCACCCCGTAACTTGTGATATATCCGTTGATACATGGCAGAAGTGGGCGTCTCCGGTTTGGATGGACATTGACTATGGAAATACACTTAATAAAACCGACGCAAGGGGCGAAAAGGATGAAAAACATATATGTCCCCTCCAACTCGACACAATCGATCGAGCAGTCCGTCTTTGGTCAAATCCTGGAGATATTGTGCTAACTCCTTTCATGGGTATTGGATCGGAAGTATATCAGTCCATTCTTGCGGAAAGAAAGGGGATAGGTTTTGAGTTAAAAGAATCATACTTTATCGAGGCTGTCAAAAACATACAAATTGCCGAATCAAAAATAATGGAGGATCGTTTGTTCTGATATGAATCTCTTAAAAACAGATGCAATTTTGACCAGGGCGGAGACGCGAGTCGCATCCGGCTATACATCCGGACTGATCGGCAAGGAAATCGCTGACCGCCTGGACATATCCTATCACACCGTAGTCAGGCACACGCAGAACATCTACGACAAGACCGGCATCAAGCACTCGACAAATGCGCTGGTCGCGTGGTTTCTCGAAAAGAACTATGACCTCGATTTGTCGGAACTTCGCCGGCGGTTCGGAGCCTTCCTTCTTTTCTGCCTGACAACATTCCAAATTGCGACGACCGACTTTGATAATTCCTTCGTCCGTCGCACTCCTTCTCGAGCCCGTCGAGTTGAGGCACGAAAGGGAGGGGCGAAAAAAGGCCGGCGGGATGATACTTATTACATTGACGGGATAGAGTAAGACATGGAAATCAAAGGAAAAGTACACTGCCTATTCGAGCAGTCCGGAACATTCAAGAATGAGTTTATCAAGATGGATATTCCGGCTCTCGATTATGACATCCAGAACAATTTCGGACAGACAGACATCCGGATAGATCTCTTTGAACAGATAGAAATTGCATACGGGGGGGGGTATAAGTGTTTTTGACACAATTACTTGCGATGATTTGGTAATGGCGTTCTTCCCGTGCATATACTTCGAGACGATACAACAACTGTTCTTCTGTTTGAAGAAACATTATCTACGGAACCGGCCTTTACAGTATCAGATTGAGTATGCTATGAATCGACTGGACAAAAGAACAGAATTCCATAAGTTGCTCTATAAGCTGTTGTGGGTAGCATACGACAAGCAGATTCGATTGGTTATCGAGAACCCTGCGACTGAACCGAATTATCTTATCACTGGCCAGAACTTTCCTTCACCTACATTCATTGATAAAGATCGTACACTCAGAGGTGACGTTTTTAAGAAGCCAACAGCTTACTGGTTCATTAACTGCGAGCCGACAAGCGGAGAATCATTTTTGAAAGACAAGGCGACGAAGCGAATAAATAAGAGCAAGGCGAGTAAGGTTGCCGGACTCTGTTCCGAGGAAAGGTCAATGATCCATCCGGATTACGCGAGAAATTTCATCTGTGACTTCATCCTTGGTAAACCGCAGAACGGGACACAACTGAATTTATTCGGAGACAATCAATAAACCAATCTGTTTTTCATGTCAACATGTTTGTTTTTGGATCCAGGATGCCGGGTAAGTCTCCGGCCCGGCTACTGGAAATTTTATGAGAAAGGCTATGACCCTTGAAGATAAAATACGCCACGCGATTAAGTTACTCCAGAGCATCCCGCAGGATGGTCCGATCGAGTTGTCTTACTCCGGCGGTAAAGATTCGGACGTTATCCTGGAATTGGCGAAGATGTCCTGGATTCCGTTTGAGGCTATCTATAAGAATACGACCATTGACCCGCCTGGAACAATCAAGCACTGCCGAGAGAATGGTGTGACGGTTATCAATCCCAATAAAACGATGCTCCAGATCATCGAGGAAAAAGGATGGCCCACAAGAAGGGCAAGGTTTTGCTGCTCGGAGCTGAAAGAGTATCCTATACACCCCAGGGCGATTCAGGGTATTCGCAGAGCGGAATCTTCTGCGAGAGCAGAGAGGTACACAGAACCGGAGTTCTGCCGTGTATATGGCAAAAAAAGTAATTGCGTCCAGGTGTATCTTCCTATCCTATCATGGACAAATGAAGATGTTGAACGATTCGTGGAAGAAAGGGGGATAAAGTGTCACCCGCTCTATTATGATGAAGAAGGAGTATTCCATGTGGAAAGAAGGCTTGGGTGTATTGGTTGCCCCATGAAAAGCGACTGCGGTAAATCTGATTTCTTGAAGTATCCGAAGATGCTGAAAGCATGGATTCGTCGGGGAAAAAAATATCTCGAAACACATCCAAACTGCGCGGCAAAGCGAAAGTTTAAGAACGAATATAACCTTGCGTTCCATAACCTTTTCTGCGATTCTTACGAAGAATATGAGACAAGGGTAACGGGCGGATTATTCCCTGAAAATGCGATTGATGCGAAGGATTACCTTGAAAACTATTTCGGTATTGAGTTATGAAGAATCTTTGCCTATCCTGCCCGTTCTATAACTACGACGGGCAGTGCGTGAAAACCAAGAACGATTACTGTAAAATACTACGGCAGAAATGAAAGAAGATGATTTCCGCGAACTTGTCCGCCGGATGCGTGAGGCCCAGAAGAATTACTTCCGCACCAGAGCCAAGTCCTATCTGGATTACAGCAGGAGCTTTGAAAAGATGGTTGACGAAGAATTGCAAACCGACACACCAAAACTGTTTTGAGTTATGAAAGAATCAGTAACTATGCACGGCTGGGTTGCAAGAGACCCGGACACTGCCTACCCGGTTCTCTATTCGGACCCGCCCAAACGATGGGAAAGGAACGGCTGTAAGGGATGGACGGTATCACACCCGCTTGATAACTATTTCGACCTTCCGGAGCTTTCCTTCCAGGACCTCAAATGGGAAGATGAACCTCTCCAAGTTGAAATAACAATTAAAGCGATATAGTTATGGTTGAATTGTTTACTATACTTTCAGTTATATTCATCATTACGGGATTATTGGCGGTCTTTTCCTCAATCTTTCTGATTGTTTCCGATGGGTATCACAATGCCTTGCTATGGATTGCTCTTGGGGGAGCATTCCTTATTAGTCTTGGATATCTTACCGCCAAACTCGGTAGGGAAGAATACAAGAAGATGCCAGTAGTTGTCTCCACTAAAGTCCCTCCGCAGATAGACACCACAATCACAATCACCAATGGTGTGTCTGATACTGTTTACACTTATCATTTAACCAAAGAGAAATAATATGATAACATTAGCAATAATTTCTTTAGCAGTATTTCTTGTTGGAGTTATACTTATTATGGTTTATTTTTTATCATCTGGTTATGATAAAGACTGGCTTTTTATAGTTGGAATTGTATTAATACTTATAGGAGGAGTAAGTTCAATAGTATTTGGAGTACTTAGTGGAAATCACACAAACTCAATGAAAATAAAAGAATATCCAGCTTCTGAATATACTCTTAGTTATAAAATAACTGAGTTTGAAGGCCAAAGAGATACTACTTATGTGTTAATTCCTAAAGAAAAATAATATGACAAGAGAAGAGTGGAGGCATATTCCAGAACAAGGACTTGAATCCTATGAGGTTAGTAATATCGGAAGGGTTAGAAATAAAAAAGGGAAAATACTAAAACAGCGTATTCTGTATGGCGGCTATTTGAACTGTTGTCTATGCAAAAATGGGAGAATCGTAACAAGAAGGGTCAATAGGCTTGTCGCTTTTGCTTTTTGCGATGGGTATAAAGATGGATATGTCGCCAACCATATTGACCATGATAGATTGAATAATTGTGCCTATAATCTTGAATGGTGTTCACAAAAAGAAAATACAAATACAGAATTATTTAGAAAGCATATTAGCGAAGCACTATTGCAATCCAGTAAGACAAGGAGAAAGAAAATTAGGCAGCTATCAATAGATGGATTGTTTCTTAAAGAATACACATCAGCAAGAGAAGCTGCAAGAGAAAATAATATAGCAGTACAAAACATATCTAAATGTTGTTTGGGAAGGATACAATCGTGTGGCGGTTATAAATGGGAGTATGTAATATGAAAAAGGAAGAAGCATTGAAGATTGTGCGAGAGAATTATCCGCACTTTGGTACTACCGAGCCGTGGCTTGACTTGGAGAAAGCACTGGCAACCCTTATCCCCGAACTCGCTGAGAGCGAGGATGAGAGGATAAGGAAGTTTCTTATTGATATATTGAGTCACGGTACTTGGCGAAAAGAATGGCCATTTGGACCAAACGAAGTTGTCGCCTATTTAGAAAAGCAGAAAGAACCTCACTACACCAAGCGTAATGAATTGTTTGATAAATGTGTAGAGAACTGTGACCCGGAGGTAATGAAAGAAGTATCTGACAATGTTGATAAGATGTTAGAACCTAAAATAGCATTTGGAGATTGGGGGGATAAAGAAAAGAAAGAAGCTATTATCACTTGTCTTCAATATATGAGATTTATCAAGAAAATAACAAATCAAGAATATGATGATTTGATGAATTGGCTTGATAGTAATCTTGTATATAATGCATTAAAGAAAAAGCAGAAAGAGCAGAAGCAAGAGTGGAAACCACAGCCAGAGTCTTTGGAAGCATTAATGTATGCAATAGAGGGCAAGTGGGATATGATATTGCCTACAAGTTATCTATCTCGCAGACTGGAAGACCTTTATGAGGGGCTGGTTAATACTTTTAATATTGACGAATCGTTTCTGGCTGAATTGCCAAAAGTCGCTTCTCTTGCTTACACTGCGGAGGACATAGAGGAACTGAAGGAATTAAAACGCAAAATTGAAGCATCAATGGAGCAGAAGCCAGTACCAATTTCGTGCAGTCAAGAAAATGGTACACCCGCAGAAGTGTGCTACGGCCCCAAAGTAGACCCATACCCCGTCGGATTTCAGTTTGACGAAATCGGAAGGCTGATTTTTCGCTGTTTCAGAAAGGTTCTCGCATCATTCGGTATTTATGCCGAGGATGAGAGTTTGCCCGAATTCAAAGAAGAGACATTGTGCTATTACAGTCAGCAATGTGCCGAGGCAATCCTCAAATCCATCCGTCCTTCTTGGAAACCCAGCGAGGAGCAGATGGAGGCACTGAAAGCTGTGATAGATAGTCCAACTCAATATCAATGTATTGTAAATGAGCTGAAAACTCTTTACGACGAACTCAAAAAATTATAAAACAAATAGGGTGTGGAAAGAGGTTTGGGCAACATCGCAATAGGTTTATTTAACATTACTCGAGTACACACCCTTTTATTGATTTATATGGAAGATTACGAAATTATAGGATGGCCTGAAATCCAATATTTCATGGACATTGAAGGATTCGATGATAACGCTACACTCATAGAGGAAAACGATGTTATGGGTATTGATAGCAGTACCTATTTAGTCAGTAAAGATTGGCTGAAGTCTTTAGAAGAATAAATAAAATAACAGGGTGTAGAAAGTAAGTTACTATCATTCAAGATTAAGTGATAGCCGAACCTACACCCTTTTTAAGATTATTTGATATGAAAGCATGGCATATACAAACTTGGGGAGCAGGAACACCTCATTACTTAGTTTCTGCCGAAACAAAAGAAGATGCTTGGAAGATGGTTGAAGCAGATTGGAAAAAGAAATGAAAACAGTTATCCAAATAGAAATCCCCGATGAGGATTTACAGAAGGAGGGACTATCCTCAGAAAAGATATTGGATGAGACCATTGAGGCTATCTCGTTACACTATCAAATGAGCCATAGATTCTACTTTGACATCGGGTATAATCCAGAACTAATCACAAAAGGAAAAAGATGTTAGGAGGAAAGGAAATGAATGTAATACTCGCATTGATAGGGATGGCCCTATCAATCTATGTAACTTTTAATGAGGAGGACTGACATGAACGCAATCGAAAAAATCCGCAAAGAAATAGAGCGGCTGATCGCAATGAATAAGACCAAGAACGGGTTCCCTGCTGGATACCATTGCGCGGTACGAATCGAGGCTTATGAGAAGTTGCTTGATTTCCTCGACACCATCGAAAAAGAGGAGAGCCATGACTGACCCATATCTTGACCTCCTTTCCCGGCAGGGTGTTCGGAAAAACCGAACAACCAGGCCCAGACACATGGAAAGCCAACTGCAACGCCAATGCGTCGCGTGGTTCCGCATGCAATATCCCAAGCATGCCAAGCTCCTATTCGCCGTCCCGAATGGCGGGGGGGCGTTCAAGGGTCGAGGCGGCAATCATGAAGGCGGAGGGTGTCGTCGCCGGGGTCTCTGACCTCATCCTCCTGGAGCCTCGCGGCGGTTACGGTGCGCTCTGCATCGAAATGAAAACCGGGTCGAAGTCCTCCAGGCAGAGCGAAAGCCAGAAGGAATGGCAGAAGGCGGTTGAGGAAGCCGGGAATGTATATGCGATTGCAAAGTCATTCGATGACTTTGTGGCGATAATGAATAGTTACATGCGGTTGAAGAAATATTTATGAACAAGAATGATTATTTGTTGATCCAGGCTCCTATGGTCTCCGACCTGCATCTTCGCGGGACAGCTCTGACAATATTTGCCATGATATATTCATTCACGCGGGATGGAAAGCATGTTTTCCACGCCTCGCTCGATTATATCGCCGAGTGGGCCGGATGCAACAGGAGGACCGTGGTCGATTCTCTTAACGTATTGGTGAAATCTGGGTATGTGACGAAGGTTGAGGATGGGAAGGGCCGAGGGTCCGTCAATGGGTATGTAACTAATTACGAGGATTTGATGGAAAGAGTGGCGACCGGGGAGGAATTTTACCCTGAAAAGATAACCCGAAGGGCTGGAAATTCGACCAAAATATCAATTAGTGGTGAAATACAACCATTTTTCACCACTAATAAAAATAGTGGTGAAAGCGACAAAAATAGTGGTGAAAGCGACAAAAATAGTGGTGAAAGCAGCAGCATATATAAATATATTATAAATATATATAATTATTCTTGTTATTTCGCGTGCGCATGTGCGCACGTAGACGAGATTCGCCCTTTTGAACAAAAAGAACAAGAAGAAGTTTTTATAAAATTTTTCTTGAGAAACGCGGCAAGGCCGCGAGAGGAGGCTGCTCGGTTCGTTGCCTTGAACACCCAAAAAGGATGGAAGTCTACGAAGGAAACTTATGACACCCCGGCGAAACGGATTGCACTTTCCGTCAGTTGGAACTTCAAGGATGTTCGGATAAAACTACCGGAGGATCAGCAACATCTTGTCGAATCTTTCTATCAAGTTCTCGCATCGTTATACTTGTACTGGAAAGACAAGACTGGAAACGCGGACGTAAATATATACTTCAACCCGCGCTCTACATTCTCGACGGAAGGACCAGGCGTGTATGTTTTGCACATTCCCCGCGTCCTCAAGGATAGGATAGAGAACGATGGTGATTCATCATTTGCGATAATCCGTAGGTGTTTTCCGTCAATAAAAATGTTGAGATACAGAGATTATGAATTATAACATTAAGATAGACCTAACCAAAATGCGCGGTGTTGCAGTTCGCGACGGAAAGATCATCATCCCTATCGATGGATCAGTAGTCGAGCAGGCGAATGGTTCGGTATTTCTCAATATCGTTGCGTTTGAATTATTCAGAAAGGAGTTTGGACAGACCCATCTTGTCAAGGTTAAATGGCCCGAGGAAACCATCAAGAACATGACGGAGCAGGAGTATCGCCGGCTCCCATTTATCGGTAACATGAAAGGCTGGAGGTCGAAATGAAACTTGCATGGGATCATCCTAACCGTGTCGACTCTCATGATGGCCGATATCATCGTGAGAGATCCAGCGACCTCTACCACTCCGCAAGGTGGACGCGATTGTCCAGGGCTTTCCGGGCTAATCATCCTCTGTGCGCGGAGTGTCAGCGTCAGGGCAAGATCGTGGCCGCGACCTGCGTGGATCACATCACGCCCTATCCGATTTGTGCGGATTACTTTTTTGATGAATCAAATCTTCAGTCCCTGTGTGATGAGTGCAACCATCTTAAGGGCCAGAGAGACAAGATTAAGATCCAGGAATGGAAAAAGAACAAACAATGAGCAGGACACCTATGCCAATACCACACGTTAGACCAGACAGCCTACAAGAAGAACTTGTCCAGGTTGTGACCAGCGATAAAAATATCAATCGCACACTATTTATTCGCGAGCAGTCTGCAAGTTTCTTTATAGAGATCCTGCACAACCTTCATGAGATTGCGCCGGGAGACCTTCAGAAGATCGCAGAAGAATGTGTTAGAACCGCCGAGTTTATATGGGAAGAGTCAAAGAGCATGACAAGATAAGTGGGAGGGGGGTCAAAATCTCTCGAGGGTCAAGTCGGTAAGACCACGCCCCCAGCTTTGGTCGTGCGTTGTCGAAATTGGGCGTTTTTGGGTCGCGCATTATGCGCGAGCGCGTGCAAGACTGGTATTATTTTTTTTGTATGTCAAAAGGTAGAAAACCGCTTCCCCAGGAAATCTTAAACTTGAGGGGAACGGACAGAAAGGATAGACAAAGACCGATGGTGGCAGTTGGAGAAGAAATCCAGCTGCGCGACTGCAATGTGACTGGTCTTCAATCGTCCAGCCAGAGGGCAAGGGATATTTATTGGCGCGTGTGCCGGCAAATGAAGAATCTTGGAATCCTTGACCGATCATTTCTTCCGCAGATACTTGTGTATGCCGTAGAATATGACACATATCTAAAATGTTGCGAGATTATTAAGGAAAAAGGATTGATACAGGCTGGAGTCGATAAAAACGGGAATATGATTTCATTCCCGAACCCGGCTGTAAAGATGAGGAATAAGTCAGTTGAAATCCTCTTGAAGATCGGAGGGAACTTCGGAATGTCTCCCGTCGATAGGCAGAAGATTCGGGTCAATGCAGCGGAAGAAAAGAACCAGAAGGTAAAGAGCATCATGGCAATGGTGGAGTTTGAGGATGAAAGCGTCGACGATCAGTAGGGTACACAAGTACGCAGCCGGTGTGCGGGATGGTTCTATACCGTCCTGCGAAATGGTGCGTCTTGCGGTGGAAAGGTGGTATTCTGATTGGGAAAGGACAGATCTGTACTTTTGCGAACGAGACTTCAATCGTTTTGTCAGGTTCTCCCGGATGCTCAAGCATTATAAAGGCGAGCTTGCCGGGCAATATATCCGGCTTGAGGATTGGCAGCTATTTATTGCTGCAAATATCTTCGGATGGAAGGTAAGAGCGACCGGGTTGAGGCGGTACACTTATGCCGATGTCTATGTCCCGAGGAAGAATGGAAAGACAACATTTGCGGCCATCATCGCTCTATATATGCTCCTGTTCGATGGAGAGGCAGCTGCGGAAGTATATGCCGCGGCTGTTGACAAGGAGCAAGCGAAGATCTGCTTCGATACGGCAAAACACCTCATCGCAGCATCGGATTTCTCTGAGATCGTCAGGGTCTTCAAAGGGTCGATCGTAATGGAGGAAACCGCATCCGTATTCAAGGCTCTCTCGAAGGACACGAAGAACAAGGATGGCTTGAACCCTCATTGCGGCATCTGCGATGAACGTCACGCCTGGGCAACGAATGAGATTTATGAAGTCCTCAAGACCGGTATGGGTGCGCGAAGGCAACCATTGATATTCTCGATCTCGACCGCCGGCACCGATACGTCATACCCGTACTTTTCTGACCTCGCATTCCTCCGAGATGTTATGCGTGGGATAAAGGTAAAGGACAATCACTTTATCATGCTATTTGAGCCAGACGAGGGTGATAAGTGGGATAGTGAAGAAACGTGGAGGAAAGTGAATCCGAACTACGGTATCAGTCTATCGGTTGAATACATGAAGCATGAGAGTTCGGAAGCAAGGGAGAAGGGAGGAACGACCCTTGCCGCCTTCTGTACGAAAAACCTTAACATGTGGGTTGATGCGCCTGCGGTATGGATCCCGGACGATGATGTGAAGGAGAACAATGCTGATTTTGACGAATCTTCCCTTTTGGGGCAGACATGCTATGTGGGCATCGACTTGTCGAGAAAGACAGACATCAATGCGGTGGCGTTTTTCTTCCCGGATGTCAAGGTGGCGAAGGTCCAATTCCTTTTGCCGGAGACGAAGGTACAATCGGATCAAGACCGCGTCGATTATCGGAAATGGTATGAGGACGGCTGGATAGTAAAGGTCCCCGGATCGGTCCTGGATGAGGACTGGTATATCGACTGGCTCCTTCCGGAACTTGACAAGTATGATGTCAAGGCAATCGCTTACGACCCCTGGGGGATGTGGAATATACTCAATAAGTTCGGGAGGTATTCAGACAAGCTGCTTGCTTACCAGCAGAATATCCGATATATGTCGGTCCCGACGAAGTGGCTGGAGGCTGAAGTGTTCCGCCATAACATGAATTTTCTGCACAATCCGGTCATGCGTTGGATGTTCGGGAACGTGGTGATCTATACAGATCCGAACGCGAATATTAAACTCGACAAGGGCAGAAGTAGGAACAAGATAGATGGAGTTGTCGCGCTTGTCGACGCCATCGGCGGTTGGTTGAATAAAACGGCGGAAGAACCGACCGTCATTGATGATTATGAAGTTGCAACAGTAAATATATTCGGGCAGATATGATAACGGAAAAGGCAAAAAGAATAGCAACAAGAAGCGGGTTTGTAGAGGAATTTTGGCGCGATCTCGCAGAAAGCAGGAGGATTGGTTATACACTGACGCAGGAGGATATTTTCAAGGATTTGAACGCTCTCTATTCAAAATCCTTTGGGCAAAGTGCATTCAGCAGTTTCGATGCTTTCCGCAAGTATCGGGACCGGCATCGTTAAAATTGGACAAATGTCCACCGACAACTGGACAAATGTCCAGCGAACGAGGAAAATTGTTATTTATTATTGCACGGTAAAATCTACCGTGCCATGCCCCGTACAAAAGTCAGTTTCTGGGATTCTATAAAAACCCGCTTCCCGCGATGGGGAGCGAGCAAGCGCGGATTTAGAATCAGCGCAGACGATTCCGGGAACTTATCATCCGTCCTTGTCCCTGATTATGGGGTAGATGTCAACAACGAAAGCGCATTGCGGGTTACGGCTCTCTATGCAGGTATCCGGCTCCTTTCAGAGAATATCGCATCACTCCCGAAGGACGTGAGGAAGAAGACATCGACCGGCATGATCTCCGATGATCGGCATCGCGCCTATCAGTTGATCTATATCCGTCCGAACAGATATACGTCATCCTTCGCCTTCTGGTCAGTCGTCGTAACCTGGATCAAGGGCTGGGGGAACGGCTATGCGATCATCGAAAGGGATAATGCCGGCAATCCGGTAGCCCTCCATCAGATGCACCCCTCCTACCTGGTAGGGATTACGGTCGTCAATGGTCGCAAGTGGTACAAGTTCATCAACCAGGATCCGGACTTCTCATTCCTTTCCGGGACGTATTCCGATGACGATGTCCTGCACTTCATGGAGCTCACCCTGGACGGCATCCGGGGAGTGAGATCGGAAGAGCACACG